TTAACAAAATCTGTATCAAGAATGTCCATTAAATTCTCCCTTCTGATACGTCTTCCGCCATTGGATTATCAAAATAAATGTCAAGAGCATCAAATAAAACGCATTTTACTTTTGCGTATTCTTCTTGAGCCTGTTCTTCCTCTAAGAATTCTTGCTCCATTTCATCATAAACATCTAAGATTTGATCTAGATATTCTATTACTTCTGCTTTTTTCATTCTTTACTCTCCTTTGTATAGTTAAACAAATTAAAAATTAATGTAGGTTTTCCGTTAGACTTGGAATACATCTCATTAATTAACATTGCTATTTGAGATAGTTCATTAAAAGTTAATCCTTCCAACTCTCTCTCAATATCGTGTTGTAATAATTTTTGTTTCATTTTGGTAGCCTCCTATTGCTACAGACACGGCATACGCGCGTATATACGCGTATGCTCTATATGTATTTTTATTTTGTACAATACCCCGCCTCGATCAGCTCAACCGCTCGGCGGCCAAACCATCCTTGGAGAGTCCAAGCGTAGCCAGTGTCAATTAATAACTGCCAAGCTTCGATGTACTGTTCTTTACTTTCGGGTTCCGTCATGCCTTCACAAATACTCATCGCAGTAAAAACATTAAGAGATGGATTAGACTCATCAATATAGTCTTCTGTTTTCATGGTTACCATCTACTTATATTTTGCCATTTCTTGATCAATGTATCTGCCAACCAAATCAACATCCATAGGGTGCCAATCACCCTTGAATTTTTTTCCGATTTGATTGTGAAGTTTCGCAAGCGCCAAAACAAATTTTTTCTCATGAACATTGGTTGTCTCATCAGAAAAACGTGATCCGGCTCTTCTTATTTCTTCCATGACATAAATAAGAGCCGCCTCTGTTGGAGTCGACTCACCTCTTTTGATATCGTTACCGTAGTCTTGTAATATATCCATAATTCATGGCCTCCTTTTGCCATAGACACTGAGAATCTCGCGCACGTATGTATACATATATATGTAATTTTTTTATCACGGAGTAGACGTCTAACCGCCTGCGGATGCAATAGTCTGTTAGCTTCTGCCTTTTCTACTCCGTTTACGCGAGGATATATAGCAAGGATTGTTTATAAAACATTTAGCACTGGCCGGTGATCACTTCCGGATAGTAGTTAAGCGGGTAAAATTTAAAAACCTACCCTTTCATGGTTTACCTTGCTATAGACACTGGAGACGCGGCTTGTGGACCGCGCCTCGCGGGAGGTATTTATGAATTTAATTTTAGTCTTCTTAGATAGAGATCATTGTTAGCTTTCCATTCTCTTTCTTCGATCATGTTTTTTATTTTTTTAATAATAAAGTTTAACATTTTTGATGGCCTCCTATTGCCATAGACACCACAGGGAGCCGCACTAAGCGGCACCCCAAGAAGCGTTTTGATATTGTGGAACTTGACTCATTAATTGAGCAGCAAATTCTAGTTCAAGCGCATGAACTAACTTATAAAGTTTTTTATTACCCGCTTTACCCTCACAAGATTGATAAGTAAAACATTGAGTAGATTTGAAGAACTGAAAATCTGTAGCCATGTTTATTCTTCGACTATAAGCAGTCCAATTAAATTTCATTGGTCTGATCATTGATTTATAATCGCTATATCTATTCTTTAAAGAGTAGATATTTAGTTTGACTAGATCATCAAATAATTTGAATGGTGCACATTCAACCATTTTTTTAAGTTCTTGTTTTTCTTCATAATGTGGCCCGCTTCCATAAGATTTACGGATTAAGTGGATAACATCATAAATGGTATTTTCGTCTACTTGATATGCTGACATATTATTTGGCCTCCTATTGCCATAGACACTGGGAGGGAAAAATGAATTTCCCTCCCTATAAATTATTTTGCTGACCAGTGGTCAAACTCAAGCGCTAAAGCTCTGAACTTTTTTTGAAGTTCTTCTATCTGTTCCGGCTCAAGATTGTTTGCCATTCTTGGTTCCGGATCAGCCATTTCATACCTTAGCAAATCCGCTAAGTATTCAACCTCATCAAAAGTTAATGGACATTTAATTTTTTTATTCATTATAGATGGCCTCCCATGCCATAGACACTGGAGGGCCAAAAGGCCCTCCGGAAAATTTAGAAGTGAGGATCGTAGTATTCTCTACGTTCCCCAAGGCTGACAAAGGCCCAACCGTCTTTAGTAAAACGTTTGGTCTTTGGGTTGTAATCAGCCTTCTGAGTCATGAAGACTAATTCGTCGTTGTCGTCTTTAAAGAAGACAACCTCAGCCCAACACCAACCCCCCTCGGGATTAGGTGTAAATTTATATGTAGGCTGATCGCCAAGGCGTTCCGCCTTTTTGATCACTTCCTTATCGTCTCTTGTGACTTTAAGGTAAGTACGGCCCGCTTTGGTCTGTACGACCTCTTGAACCGTAGCGGCGTGGGTGTCAGACCACATATGAATAGTAGCCGGTGTCCCGACTGCTAACATATGACTAGGATAGTAAACCCTAGATTTTTGATAACCGGCTAAAGAGCCGATATCTCTACCTAGATTAGGTAGTTTAATATTAAGATTACTTGGTAATTTCATAATATATAGCCTCCCATGCTATAGACACTGCGAGGAAGTAAATCCTCGCAATGCAGTGTTTCGACCATTAAGGTCTCATCAGTATAGCTTTGGAGTGTGTTAACTCTTCCCTGTGGTGTGGCATCTTCTGTGATACCCTCTTAAGTAGTGTCTCTTGTTATTCTACCGAGTTCGCCCTTTAGACTTGCCCCTTTTTTGTTCGCCTCGGGGCCGGTGGTCTATCATCATTTGATGATGTCTTCATCATAATCCTTTAATCTCAAGAGTCAAATAAATTATCATAAATAATGATAAAAAAAGTTATTAAAAGATAAAACCCTCAAAAAACTTCCAAAATAACCCTGTTTTTTTAACCGTACAGAGCTTTAAAAAATCTTTCATGCTAGATTTGTATCTGAAAATAAGGTACATAAAACGTTGATTTTATTAGGATTGAACGCTTTTCTCGGGCCGCGGAACGCTGATCGGTTTTAAGAGGTTTAGAGGTGTCAAGTTTTTTATTTTAACTCAGCTTTTGTTTTGGATCTTAAAACTCTCTGTAGGGCTCTTATATGATAAAATATGGTACATTTCTATCGGATTTAAAAAAGAGTCGAAAAATAAAAACGGTTTTAAGAGTCGTAGAGATAGGTTGATGGGATCTTTCTGTATGATTAAGTATGATATTATATGGTACATCTCTACGCTTAAAAAATGTGGGTTAAAACGGTTTGTTCCACATTGTGGAACACCAGGGATTTGTTTGTATTCTGTTCGTTTCGATTGGTTCGTGGCCCGCGGACCGTGGAACAGAGGAACGGTACTAGAAGTTTTTTGAAAAATTTTGAAAGAAAAAATATTTTTTATAAAAAAGAAGTGTGGCACTGTTCCATTCGTCTAGAATAGTTGAAAAATATAGTAAAACCTGTCCACACTTCTATTTTGAGAAGTGTTCCAAGTGTTCCATCTTCCCTTGGGCATTAAGCTGTTTTTAAGAGAAATTTTATTTATAAATATAATTTTGGAAAAACTTCTAGTAACGATCTGGTATAGTTGATTTGTTCCATAATATGAAATAATGTAACGGTGTAATTATGGCGGGGCCGGAGAAAAATTTATATAAAATGGTCAAAGAAAAATTAGAGGATTTTAATCCAATTCGTATTGAAACGACTACTATTAACGGTTTTCCGGATCTTATTTTATTTAACAAAAACAAAGAAGTTTTATTTGTTGAGTGTAAGGTCTGTGAGCGAGATAAATTGTTACAGAACATGAGACCTCATCAAAAAGCTTTTCATCACAAATATTCTAAAATTTTTGATGGCCTTTACATCTTGCAGAGGGCCCTCTCTTCGAGAGAGGTTTTTCTGTATGGATCAAAAAATTTTGATTTTTTGGAGGGTGCGAGCACTTTTGAACACTGCGCGCGCGCCGGTGACCGAGAAAATTGGAGCGAGATCCGAGAAAAATTGAACGAGAGGCACACTACATATAGTGGTGTTGCCCAAACGGGCAAATAAGATGCAAAAAACCCTTATTTTTCAACAATCACCGAGGACAATAATATATATTATGCAACAAATCCGAGATCCGCGGTACGCGGGCCTAGGTACTTGGGCTCAATCGAACAGAATACGAACAAAATCGACCCCCACCCCCCGAAAAATGGCCCGTGCTTTTACAGGCGAGGGCAATGGTGAGCAACATTTTCACAGTCATAGGGATAAATTTGTATATGGACATTGAAAAATATAAAACGCTGGACAAAAACCAATTAAAAGCAATGGTTTTGCTACGTCAAAGAATAGAACAAGAAGGTGCGCGCACTGATTTTATGCGATTTGTTAAAGCAGTGTGGCCAGAGTTTGTCGAAGGACCACATCATTTACGAACATCAGAAAAATTTCAAAAATTTTCTACAGAAAAAGCTTGTCGCCTAATCATTAACATGCCGCCTCGACACACAAAATCAGAGTTTGCAAGTTATTTGTTTCCGGCGTGGATGATGGGACTTAATCCAAGATTAAAAATTATCCAAGCTACCCACACAGGCGAACTCGCAGTTAGGTTTGGTAGAAAAATTCGTAATTTAATGAATTCGAAAGAATATAAACGTATATTCCCTGGTGTAACTTTAAGAACTGATAACCAAGCAGCTGGTAGATGGGAAACGAATCACGGGGGAGAGTATTTTGCGGCCGGTGTCGGCGGTGCAATCACAGGTCGTGGTGCTGATTTATTAATTATTGACGATCCTCATTCCGAACAAGACGCATTATCAGAAACCGCAATGGATAATGCTTACGAATGGTACACCTCAGGTCCTCGACAGCGTTTACAACCTGGAGGATCTATTGCTATTGTTATGACGCGATGGTCGCAAAAAGACCTTACCGCACAATTAGTTAAAAAAATGTCCGAACCTAAGGCGGACAAATGGGATGTTGTAGAATTTCCAGCAATCTTAGAAGATGATGACGAAGAAAAACGAAAACCTATTTGGCCACAGTATTGGAAGCTCGAAGAACTAGATAAAGTTAAAGCTTCTCTTGTCCCTAGTAAGTGGAATGCCCAGTGGCAACAGAATCCTACTTATGATGGTACCAGTATCATTAAACGCGAATGGTGGCAGGTATGGGACAAACCTAATGCCCCAACTTGTTATTTTAAGATTCAAACATACGATACTGCATTTTCAAAAAAAGAAACTGCGGACTTCTCTGTTATTGCTACTTGGGGAATATTCTATCCAAAAGAAGGAAATGAGCCTCACATTATTTTGTTAGACGTAGAAAAAGGTCGATGGGATTTTCCTGAACTTAAAAAAATGGCCATGGAAAACCTTAGGTACTGGGACCCTGAGCTGGTCATCATTGAAGCGAAAGCAACCGGGATGCCCTTGATACACGAGCTTCGACGAGCCGGTATCCACGCGACTGCATACTCCCCGAACCGCGGTCAGGACAAACATGTCCGTGTTAATACTGTTGCTCCCATTTTTGAATCGGGCCGCGTGTGGCGGTCCAATGACGAATGGGCGATAGAAATGATGGAAGAGTGTGCTTCCTTTCCTTTTGGAGAGCATGATGATTTAGTTGACGCTATGACATTGGCTTTGTTAAGATATCGTCAAGGAAACTTGGTCGAATTAGCTGATGATGAAAAAGAAAACTATATACCAAGGAGTGAACGAAAATATGAATACTACAATGGTTAAAAAAATAAATCCTGAAGATCGAAGGCTTAAGCAAAAGCTAACGCCTAAGCAAATGTTGTTTGTTACGAACTATGTCCAAGGAACGTTGACCGGAAAAATTTCCGCAAGCGAGGCGGCCCGCAAGGCAGGGTACTCCGACAATCGAGCTCGGCAAACAGCTTATGAATTATTAAACCCTAAATTGAATCCTTATATTGTTGAAGCGATCAATGAAATGAAACAAGATTTGTATGAGACCTCCGGTGTCTCCATGGCTTCTCATTTAACCGCGCTCAAAGAAATGCGCGACGAAGCGCGGTCCGATAAACACTATTCGGCAGCCATTAACGCGGAAGTCGCAAGAGGAAGAGTGGCAGGATTTTATGATCTCAAAAATAAAGCGGAAGAGTCCATGGATCAATTATCGAAAGATGAACTCATTGAGATCTTGGAAAAATATGATCAACAAGGTATAACTCATGATAGAGGTCTGATCGTGGATGATGACAAGAGGTCATTGACCAGCGAACCGCGGACCGTGGAAGGCGATTAATGGCAATACAACAAATACCCATGGAATTTTTAAAGCGGGCAGCATCGAACCCTAAAATTTTAGGGCCGCTATTGATTAGCACCGTTGGTGCACAGAATGCCAATCAAATAATGAATGCGCTTTCCAATAATGAAATTCCCTTTGATGATGTTTTAAATATTTTAACAGGGTCTTCTTTAAGCTCAGTCGTTAATCAAATTCAAGATACACCGGCCGGACCTGTTTATGCTCCCAGAGAAGCTGATATTGAAGCAGAGAGAAAATTTAATGAAGAGTTAAACAAACCAGCCGATGTTATTCCTGATCAAAAAAAGGTTACAGTTGATGATGTAGGATTTACGGAAGTACAACAAGATTTTGAACCCTTAATCACTCCAGATATTCCTTATGGAAAAGTTAGTATTGATGACATTGGATTTACCGCTGCTCCTCAAGTAAAGCCCTCTGATTACATTATGACAGCGGAAGAAACTAAAAAAGACACAAAAGAAGAATTAAAACCTAATGAAAAAATTTTTACACAAATAGCCGGAGTAAAAAACCAAAACATACAAAGAGACCCTAATGATTTATTTGCTGAAGGTTGGGAAAATAAAATGTTTCCGATGCCCAAACAACTAGGGACTTTGGGAGACTATCAGGTGGCGATAGATGTGATGAAAAGATCTGATAATAATTTTTTATTATTTAAAGATGGCAAGGTCCATGCAACAATAGAACTAGCAAACACTATGGGTCAGGATAACGTCATGGACTTAGATGCCATCGGTGTTCCTGTTGAAATGCAAGGACAGGGAATTGCCAAAGATGTTTTAAATGAATTATTTAAATTAGCCGACGAAAATGGAGTAACGATTCAAGGAACTGCTCAACCTTTTGGAAGTAAAACTTTAAATACAAAACAATTGGTGAAGTTTTATAATAGTATGGGTTTTGAAGGAGATGCTAATAATCTTGTAAGAAAACCCGTTCTTAAAAAAGAAACTGAGGTAAGCCCTACTTCAGAACAAAGTTTTTCGCAGTTAGTAGAAACAATAGAAGAACCTGCTCAAGAAATTTTAGGAGAGGGAATTGTATTTCCTAAAGAGAAAACAGATAACAATATAAGATTACATACTGATCGATTAAAAAAATTGGAAGAAGGAAAAATAACTACTTACCCTGGTGGACCTCAAAACGATAGAATTGTTTTAGAAGCTCCGGCCGGAACAACTTTACCAGATATTGCAATTGGTAATATTACTTTTGATGACTGGAGAGAAAAAGTTGAAAACAATATGTCAGAAAAAGATATTATGAAGGCAGCTAATTGGTATAAAAAAATATATTCAGAATTTGATCGAGTAGGAGCAAAAGATGAAAAAGAAAGAAACAAACTAGTCAATGCATGGTTATCTGCACAAATAAACGAGTCTCCTACAAATGCTTTAACGAATGTTTTGTATGTATACGAACAGTATAAACAAGGAGTTCCTTTTGAAGAAATAAAAGGAAAAGGATTACCTGACCCAACAAATAATATTAAAAACATTATTTTTGAAAAAGTATCTGACAGGGGTATAGGAGCAAAAATTTCAGACTTTATTGATGCAGGTACAGGGAAGACTACTAGATCATTTATGGGTAATGACGAAGCGGGAGGAATGCCTTTTGTAGTAGATGTACATACAGCTAGAGATACAGGATTAGTTGATGAAACATATTTAAACAAGTTAAGAAAATTAGGTTATGAAATTCCTGACAATGTTAAAACAGATTTTGGTCAAGGAGGAATTACTGGAACCAAATATGAGAACAGAGCAGTGTTTGGTAATGAGTTAACCAAACATTTAAATGAGATAAATTGGTTGGGTAAATCTGATTGGCTTCCAGCAGAGGTTCAAGCGATTGGATGGATGAATTTAACGGATATGTATGGTGACTTAGGGACCAGTGGAGATATTACAATGGCCTTAGAAAGAAACTTAAGAAGACTTTCGATGGAAGTCGCCCCTGGTGAAGGGTCTCCATGGGCTAATCAATTCGGAGAAGCCTATGAAAATTTAGAAACATTTGAAAAAGAAAAAATAAATAACACAGTAACAGAAAGAGCCATTGAAATGGTGAATGAAACTTTTGGAACAGATTTTTCCGGTGTTGTTCACGGCACAGGTGGATGGGAGCTTTATCAAAATCCTTCCACTGTTCAACAAACTTTTGCTTCTAAAGAAAATGCTAAAAAAGCAGGAGCGATGTTGGGCTATCTTTTAAATCAAACAGAGGTATGGGTAAACAGTAGCAAAGAATTAACCAAGAACCCTAAACATTATGGAGTAGATCTTTTCGAAGAAGGAAGTAATAATCTAAGGGACAGCGATACTTTAAAACAGTTCTTTGAGTTTTTTGTTCAAAATGATGCTAATGGACTTTTTAGAGGATATCAGCCAATAGTTGATTTAGACGGAAATGTAGGTATTCGAATCATTGTCGATAATGA